AAGTATTACCTATTTCCACAGTTGTAAAATAACAGGATCATGTACTTCGTGCGGTTTGGGTTTTCCGTGAAATACAACAAGTGCAGTATCGTTGGCTATTTCGACCCCCACGCCCGGACGCAAATGTTTTCTTTTGTGAAAATCAAATCCGCCGTCTAAACATTGCCAACGATAACTTTCAAAAAACTTAGTTTCAAAAAATCTACGTTGGTTGACATTTAGTACCGCACTCAAGTAATCTTGGTCTCCTGGATAATGTTTGATTGTGGTATTAACGTCTGCCTCATTGAATTGATCCCAAATCCAACTAAATTGGTTTACATTGAACCACATCATACTGGAGTTAAGGGTGTGTGTTTGCCCTCGTTGTAGATATTTAAAGTCTTTAATGGCCCAAAAATAATCAGTTGACAATGCTCTTACAAAATCTAATTCACGAACCACAACCACATCAAGATCCAGGTACAACAGGTTGCCGTCAAAATGCCCAGGATTAAACAACTGCATTTTGTACCACCAAGATCTTTTTGGTCCAGCAATGCCCCAGTCTTTTAGTATGTGTTTGATCATATGTGGTGGGACTGATCTATCATGTTCGGTGTACACATGCATGCGTATGCCATGAGGGAATACTCTGCACAACATGTTGTACAATCGTTCCACATATTGCCAGTTGTATCCGTTGCCATGTATCACACAAGCACAGTCAATTATGGCAGGATTCTTTTTGCTCATTAAAATTGGAAAATAATTTGATACTCATCATAGATGGGGTAGATGCTTTTCTGTTCTAGATATTCTACTACCCGTCGACCTTTGCCGGTGCGTTGGTTAGTGTTGACCCAACGCGAGTTATCATCTATTACTACAACTGTGCCTGGTGTTACAAATGGTTCTATGGTCAAAAACTCTTTCAAGTGATGTTCGGCACTGGCAGTATCATTGTTCCAATCTACGTCGTAACTGTCTAGATAAAATAAATCTACTTCAGCTAGGTCTTTTTGTTGTGCAAGCCAAGTCACGCTGTCACTACATGTGACTGAAAATTGGTTGCTGTTAATAAAATTACGGGCAACATCACATGCGGCAGGATCTATATCTACACTACGCACTTGTCCTCCATGGTGTTTAACAAACTCTGTAAAAAGAAATGCACTTTGTCCATCTGTCCAACTGTTGCCTTCTCTCAATGTACCAGTTTCTATGATGCTAAAACTACCTGCTTGTTGATTCAACAACAGCCTCCACATGATATCAAATCCTAAAAAACGATTGTAGATACCAGGGCCTAGAGAAGGACCGCCTTCTGCAAACTGGTAACCATACCCTGGTGGAATATTTGTGATTGTGAGTAAAGGATAATACTTTTGACGATAATATTCTAACCAATTCATATGAGTCCTTCTAATATTGGCGCAATTCTACCAAGCCAGGTGCCGGCTTGTATTTCTTCTACAGTGTATTCAGTATGGCAGATTTCCGTCAGCCATTGTGCCCGATCAATTGCATAAGGTTTGTCGATGTCGGCTATATTTACAGCAACAGGGTGTGCCAAACTGGATTGTGCAACAATGGGTCTACATCCAGCAATGCCTGCTTGAATACCCGGTCCTGAATTATAATTAATCACAGCATAAAAATCAAAGTGTATGTCAAAACTGTCATAGGTATCAATTACTTTTGTTGGTTTTTCAATTTGAATATCCCTTGGTAATATGTCCCAATTCAATTTGGATCTTGGATGCGGGCGTACCACAACGGGTCTGTCTGTGTGTGTTCTCACCTGCTGAATAGTTTTGGCAATCCAGGATTCCAAAGTGGGTAAGTCAGCCACTTGTAAACTTTGAGTGTGTTGTGCGGCTACTAGTATGGCAGGATTGTTTGAAAAATTTGATGCAAGACTTATTTTGAGTTTTTTTGGTCTATCTGGGTCCAAATTTTCTTGGTGTCCATAATAGCCCTGAGCATTTATATTGTTCACAGCAATTTTCCAAGTTTGCCCTCGATACAATGCACCAATATCAATGCAAATTACCGGTTTACCTTGTGCTCGATAATGTTCATAAACCGCACGATTTGGTCTCATACGCCCATGCCACAGCACTGACCAAATTACTGCCGCATCAGACGTCATGGAGTTTTCTTGTGTTTCGATTCCTCGTGCCTGCAAACAGTCTAGCACAGCACTCATAACAGGTTTGCTATTGAGAGCACATTGCAAAGGATAATAGGCTATGTTTTTGATCATAAGTAGTTTGATGAAGTACTCAGTAATTACCACGTTTAACGAGTCCGGCTACAAGAAGTATGGACAACGCATGATTCAAACTTTTTTGCAGACATGGCCGCAAGAAGTTGAGTTGATTGTGTACACTGAAAATTGCACCATCAGTGAGTCTGCGCCCAATATTGTGGTGCGTGACATCTCTGTTGTGTCTGCACTGACTGAATTTAAACAACGATGGCAACATGTGCCCAGAGCAACAGGTGATATTTCAGGTGATCCTGTTCGCAGTCTGAGGAAAGATTCCAACAAAGGATTCAAATGGAATGCAGTCAGATTTGCCCACAAAACATACAGCATTTTTCATTGTGCTCAAAATGTCAACACAGATGTGCTGATATGGATGGATGCTGATACGGTGTGCCACAGCAAGATCACTCTAGCAGACCTGGATAGACTGTGTGAACCACAGTATGAGTTGTGTTTTTTAGGACGCCGCAAAAAATTTAGTGAGTGCGGACTTTACTCAATGCGAATAGGCACCAAAGGTATTAAACGTTTTCTTCGAGAATTTCAGCGCATGTATGATGACGCAGACAACGGTATCTTTTTGTTGGATGAGTGGCATGACAGTTTTGTGTTTGATGCAGTAAGAAAAAACATTCCCGGATTGGTTGAATTCGACTGGGCAGCCAAGTTGGGTGATCTTAGACCCAGCAAACTCAACAGTCCCGGTGAAGGGCATCCGCTGATCAATTCAGACTGGGGTGCATATCTAGATCATCTTAAAGGTGCTAGAAAAGATTTAAAACGTAGCAACCGCGAAGATCTCAAAGTTACAAGAACAGAAGCATACTGGCAATGAACTGGATATTCTTAAACAAAAACAATGTTGACGAATACATACAGATGTTGGCGGCAGGATCTGGAGTTGATGCCACCTGCTTGGAAACATGGCAGTACGAAGATAGTGATGCTCCACTGGTGCTACGCGGTATCATGAAGCACAAGATTATCAAACGGTGCTGGCAAGATTCTCGTCCGTTTTACTACATGGATTCTGGATACTTGGGCAATAGACCCAATCCTGACAATCCCAGTGGGTGGAAATATTGGCACAGAATTGTGTTTAATAATTTGCAACACAACGAAATTATTGACCGGCCTGCAGATAGGTTATCCAGATTGCATGTAAAAATTAGACCATACCAAGCACATTGTAGGGATATATTGATAGTGGCTCCGGACGAAAAACCTTGTACGTTTTATGGTCTCACACTTGAATCCTGGTTGGCAGATACCATTGCCATGATCAAACAACACACCGATCGTCCTATACGCATGCGAGAAAGACCGGTGTCACGCATGGCTCGTAAGACACAACGTCCAGAACAATGGCTGAATGATGTACATGCTGTGGTGACTTTTAACAGTACTGCTGCCACCGAAGCCGTGTTGGCTGGTGTGCCGGTTTTTGTTACTGAGCCAGCAGCCAATGCCGCACGGCCTGTGAGCAATAGTGATTTAAGCAAGATCGAAACCCCTTGGTTCCCTGATCCGGATCAAGTTCACAAGTGGGCTTGTCATTTGGCCTACGGGCAATTTCACACCACAGAATTGACCAACGGCACAGCCGCAAGAATACTCAAGGAGACTTATAATGTATGAAAGCTACGGATGGTGGTTCCCGGACACCGAAGATCATTTTCCCAAAATGCTGGCTAAAAATATCAGCAAGGGTGGTCCTGCCGAATACCAACAACCTGTTAGACTGAAGAGTTTACAATATGTAAAGCAACACCGAACAGCCTTGGACATCGGTGCCAATGTGGGTTTATGGGCACGTGATCTTGTGCAACATTTTGACAAGGTCGTTGCATTTGAACCAGTGCAAATATTTAGAGAATGTCTTGAAAAAAATGTTCCAGATAACAAACTATGGGTAAGCCCACTTGCACTGGGAGATCAGGATAGTACTGTTCGCATGAACATTACTGAAGGTAATACTGGGCATACGCATGTTGATCCTGACAGCATAGGCAACGGAGATACCACAATAGTTCGACTGGACAATCTCAATATTCCCGAAGTTGATTACATCAAGATTGACTGCGAAGGCTTTGAATACCGTGTGTTGCAGGGTGCGGAACAAACTATTAAAACTTGTCGGCCCGTTGTGGTCATTGAACAAAAGCCACACGATGCTTACAGTCGAGACTATGGACAATTTGCCGCGATTGAGTTGTTGCAAAGCTGGGGCATGATAAAGTTGGATCAATTCAAAGATGATTGGATCATGGGATGGGAATAAAAATTAGATTTTACAGTGATGCTTACAAAAGCAAACGAGCCAGCCACAGATTGCGTGGTGATGTGACCTGTCAAGCATTGTTAGAACAAGGTTATGATGCTAAAATTTTAACTGAATGGAGCGAAGTTGACTCAAATACTATTGTTATCTTTTTAAAACGTAGTTCAGTAGCTAGTATACAACGTGCTCGAGACCTGGGCGCCCGAACCATTTACGATCTTTGTGATAACAAATTTGAAGAAAAGGCCGAGTACGAACCCTGCAGCCAATTGGCCGATCTAGTATCTGTCAACAGCATCAACATGGGGATTAGTACTAAACATTTCACAGGCAAAGACAGCATTGTCATGCCGGACCCTTACGAAAGACCCAAACTGTCTCCCAAATTTGCACCCGGTGTAGACATAAACTTGTTGTGGTTTGGCTCGCAGAGTAGTTTTAAATTTTTACCCATACAAGAAGTGTGGTCTAGATTAGAAAGTGAAATTGGAAATTATTGCTATACTATGATCAGTGCCAAAACAAATCGAGTATTAAGCAAATTTAAAACTAGACAAGCCAAAGGTGCAGTAAGCGGTATCAACTTTAATCGCTTGGACATGCGAGAATGGTCTTGGGAATTACAAGGACAGTTGCTAGAGCAAACAGACATTGTGTTAATGCCTGTATTGACTGAGAATCCACGTACTGATACCAAAAGTGCCAATCGATTGATTGACAGCCTAATCTCCGGACGTTTTGTTATTACTACCCCTTTGCACAGTTACCTAGAGTTTGCACCTTACACATGGCAAGGGGATTATATTGAAGGTATTCAATGGGCCCGAGCCAATCCAGAGCAAGTGTTAGATATGATCACGCAAGGGCAAAAATATGTTGAAGAAAATTACTCAGCCCGCGTGTTGAGTAAAAAATTCATAGACGAAATTATTAAACAACTAAGGAAATAATATGGGAAGCCCAAACGATTTAATTTACATTAAGACAGTGTGTCCAACATTCTCGGGTTCAGTATTAGAAATTGGAGCCAGAGAAAACTCTACTGGGTTTCGAGGATATTTTGTCCCTACTAAAGGTCAGCCTGTCCTGGCCACAGAATATGTTGGCACAGATATAGAGCCCGGAACAGACGTTGATGTTGTGTGTGATTTAACAGCTCCTGAAAACTCCTTGCCTAAAAATCATTTTGATCTTGTGATCTGTTGCAGTGTAATGGAGCATGTGCCGAATCCCTGGGTCATGGCTGAAAAAATATCAGAGCTGGTAAAGCCTGGTGGGAAACTATATATTGCAGTGCCCTGGGTTTGGAAATATCACGGATATCCCAAAGACTATTACAGATTTACACATACTGCTATTGAATATCTTTATCCAAATTTTACATGGGGCAATTTTGCTTGGTCGAGTACCTCTGCAGATGATATTCAATTTCAAGAGATGGATCGAATTTCTGAACGTAAAATGATAATTGCTGATTACGATGAGGCTGGACGAAAAACTAAGAAATATATTAAATATTTGTCTATCAATATGCTCGGAACAAAAAATGCTTTATGAGAAGGTTACCGAACTAATAAACAGCGGACAAAAAGTAAAATTGCATCTTGGGTGCGGCAGTCGGTTATTTGAAGGTTATTTAAATATAGACGGCGAATACATGGCTCATGATCCTAATGTATTAATACACGATATTACAAAACCATTTCCGTTGCCAAATAACTGTGTAGATGAAATACTAACAGTTCATGTGATAGAACATATCAGCAGGCAGCACATTCAACCTATGTTCACGGAATTTTTGAGACTCTGTAGATCTGAGGGATTTGTTGCCATAGAGTGGCCAGACCTGTTGAAAATGTGTCAGGAGGTCGTAAACAATCCTGATTGTTTTTGGACCCATGACAAACGCCTGATCAAACGAACAATATCAGGCATCTACGGAGATAGTGTTAGATATCCTGACCCAACAATGTTACACAAGTGGGGTTACAGTGCCGAGGGCATGTGCAAAATATTTGAGCAAGTGGGATTTACTAAGACCGAGATTCAACACAACCACCATGGTAAATCATCAATCGACAGCAGAGTAGTAGCATACAAATAACATGGCCGCCAAGGTAGTTAAAGAACTGTATGGGTTTTCTGGAAATCAAATATTGCTAATGCAAAAGCACGACAAACTCTTTGTACGAAAGATAGGAAACATATCTAGAAACATTGAGCGTATGCAGGCATTAGCTGTAGATTATCCTCTTCCTCAACTGTACACTGTGTCGAAGAAAATGATCGATATGGAGTACCTGCACGGACTAGATATAAAAACATATCTTAAAACAAACAACTATGAAAAGTTGCTAGATTTTTTGTTGTGCATACTAGAAAAATTTTCTACTGTGTCCAAGGACAAAGATTATACAGAAACCTATATCAAAAAGTTGCAAGAAATTAGCTTTGACGAAATGCCATTTACTCGTGAACAGTTGTTAGAACGTCTTCCTAAAATATTACCGAGTTCAAACTATCATGGAGATCTAACACTAGAGAATATTATCTGGACCGATAATAGAGGATTTTTTCTAATAGATTGTGCAACAATAGAATACGATTCATACATATTTGATATTGCAAAGTTAAGACAGGATCTAGAACTGGGATGGTTTACCAGAAAAGACAACGCCATGTTAAATGTCAAAACAAAGCACATACAACAAAAAATATTACAAAAGTATCCAACAGCAAACAATGACTACTTGTTGATTCTGATGTTGTTGAGAGTGTATCGACACAGTCGACCTGATACACTTGAAAGAAATTTTTTATTAGAAGGAATTACATCACTATGGAAATAATAATGCCAGCGGCCGGATTGTCAACCAGATTTCCCAACATGCGGCCAAAATATACTTTGTCCGATTTTCGGGGCCGGATGATGTTTGAGCGATCCTTGGAGTCCTTTATCGGCAAGCACAACATTACCATTGGTATTTTGAAAGAGCACAACGACACATACAATACCTCTGAATACATCAAAAGCGAGTATGGGGACTCTATACAAGTACTAGTACTAGAAGCACAAACAGCCGGACCCGCTGATACTGTTTATCAAATTTTAAAACAAACAGGATTAACTACTGAAGAATTTTTAATTAAAGACTGTGACAGTTTCTTTGATCATGACTATCAAGAAGGAAATTATATCTGTGTTTCTAGCATAAAAGATCACGAAATACTAAAAAGATTAGCGTCTAAAAGTTTTATAGTGTCCAATGATCAGGGAATCATCACCAGTATCATTGAAAAGCAAGTTGTGTCGGATAAGTTTTGTGTGGGCGGTTACAAATTTGAATCTGCTGATTTGTTTATATCTGCATTTGATAAATTACAAAATGCTCATGTTAAGGAAATATTTGTTAGTCATGTTATTGAGGAATGTTTAAATTCAGGAGTTATTTTTAAAGAAAGTTCAGTGTATAATTATGTTGATGTGGGCACTGCCGACGACTGGTTTGAGTACAACAACAAGTCTGTGCTTTTTTGTGATATAGATGGAACTATTATCAAAGCACAATCTAGAACAGAAATAGGATCCACACCAGTTGCATTAGAACAAAATATATCAGCAATTAAAAAATTAATAGCAACAGGCAGTGAGGTTGTGTTTACAACAGCTCGACCTGCTCAACATCATGCTACTACAGAAAAAATGTTAACTGAATTAGGATTTAGTAATTTTAAATTACTGTCAGGACTATCCAATGCCAAACGCATCTTGATCAACGACTACAACGATGCTAATCCTTACCCCAGAGCAGTGGCTATAAATATCAAACGCGATCACGATAACCTTAAAGATTTTTTATGAAACAAAAAATAGCAATATTCTACACAGGTGATCGACGACACAACTTAGAAATTACCAAACAGAATCATCAACGACTATTTGATCAAATCAAACAAATTGCAGACATCAATATCTATTGGTTTACAAAAGATGATCCAAATCGCGGAGTATGCCCGTATGAGGAGGGAGACCCCAACTTAGATACTGCCTATCGCAGGGGTCAAGGCGGAGGGATACAAGTTTGGGATTTTGTAAGAGGTTGTGAACGCACTACCGAACCTTACGTAATGAGGTTACGCACTGATGTTTGGTTTACTGATTCTAGCATAGACATAATTTGCGAAGAAATTAAAAATATCCTGGCAGGTCAGACAGACATTGCCTATTTTGGCAGTGACTGGATTCACGAAAATGCTGGAAAAGTTTATCAAAAAATAGTTGTAATTGATAGAGTTGCTGGCGGTGTACAAGACTTTGTTATCATTGCCAATAGGGTTCGAATGAAACCAGGGCAAGAAGTAATAGACTATATCACAAGTCTTGCATCAAAAAAACGTCGTAGTGGCAACAATCTTTTTAAGTTACTGATTCCCATGCGAGTCACAGAAGACGGACTGTATTTTCAAGAAATTGATGCTTTTAGAATATTATGCCAGACCTGGCTGGTTCGCAAAACCTATAGTGAGTATCCCAATGACATGGAAGTTTGCAAGGACTATATACAAAGTTACATACTTGACGATAAATCAGAAATAGGTAAAAAGACATTTATCATTCCACACCCCATGCAAGATGCTGTCAATTGGTGGCGCGGTCAGCACGGATGGGGACCACAAGACCTAGATATAAAGGATTTTAAAAGATGGCAATTGCTGTAGTATATATTGGCCAACGAAAATTTGATACAACTTCTAAAAAAAATCACAAAGCATTGTTTGAGTTGTTAAGTACCAAGTATGAAATAAATGTCTACAATTTTACTAGGCCAGGACCCTGCACCGAAGGTCCATTTATGTCTAGTGGCGGGGTCCAAGTTTGGGACTTTTTACAGGCACTAAAAAAAACACAAGAAGATATTGTTATCAAACTTAGAACCGACACATGGTTTACACAAAGTTCTATGCCGGTAATTATGAGTGAACTGGATGCTATAGTAGACAATAGTAATGATGTAGCATTCATGGGAGTGGACTTTACCAATCACTATGATAAAACTCACGAACGAATCGATGCTAGTACAACAAAAAAAGTAACAGACTTTGTGGTGATTGCAAAAAGATCCTGCTTAGACAATGAGGAATCTGTTGTGACTCGACTGAGTGGTCCCAAACACAAAAGTGGCAATGTGATGTTCAAGTACATTTTGGCACACAATGCTAGATCAGTCAGCGTTAGTTGTCAAATGTATTTGTTAAGGAGAGATTATACAGCGCCAACAAATTGGCAAATATATAGTGACTGGACCAGTGAATATTACAAATCAGAAACCGCTCAACAATGGGTGGCAAACAACAAACAACTTATAGAGGAACTGTAATGCCAAGTGCATATTATCTAGAAAGTGTAGAAATAGGCAAACGCTTTCAAAAAGAAAATTCTAGTTGGGGCGGCGATGATTGCAAAAATTACCACAATCAAATCAGAGTATTGATGGACAAGTATAATGCTAAAACAGTACTAGACTACGGATGCGGCAAGGGCAGACAATACACGAATCTTGTGCCATATGGATTGCCTGGAGATCAAATGACACAACCAATGACTTTTCAGACCAGAATCAATGCAGAAACTGTGTATAAGTTTGATCCTTGTGTACCAGAGTTTGATAAAGAACCTGTAGGACAAACATTTGATGCAGTTATTTGCACACAAGTGTTGGGAAGCATTCCGGACATTGATATGCCTTGGTTGCGCAATAAGTTGATGAACTACGCTACAAAATTTGTATTCATAGGTTTACACAACCCTTACAAACCGCTCAAAGCCAAAAAAAGAATGTATGATTCTGCCCAAGTGACTTATCCTAGAAGCATTGAATGGTATCAAGAACAATTTGCTGACTGGTCTGGGTCTGATTTGTATTGGTGGTTTAGAGATACTGAACACTCAATCAACAACTGGTATTCTATATCCTCCGGAGGCATTGATGAAAATTGGGTTTAATTGCAGTAGTTTTGATTTGTTACATGCTGGTCATGTGACCATGCTCAAGATGGAAAAGCAGTTGTGCGACTATTTGATTGTGGCTTTGCAAACCGATCCCACAATTGATCGTCCTGGAGTCAAAAACAAACCAGTACAAAGCACATACGAACGCTATGTGCAGTTACAGGCCTGTAGATATGTGGATGAAATTTTGGTATATGATACAGAATTTGATTTGATGCAGATGTTGCAGACTCAAACCATACACATTAGATTCCTTAGTGACGAATATCTCAACCGAGACTTTACTGGCAAGCAATGGTGCATGGACAACGGCATAGAGTTGCATTATCACAAAAGATCACATGTGTACAGTTCAAGTGAGTTACGTGCAAGAACTATTAAATTAGAAAACAACAAAGACAATGTTAGTGCATTGCCACAACACAGTCCAGACCTGTTGAACAAAACGCATTTATAATTTTAATTTATCAGCAACCCAATTTGCTATCCATTGAGAGCCCGGTTCTCCAAAGTGAAATGCTTTGTCTATTACCAGTTCTCTAAATTTAATTCCTAATGTTTTTTCAACACACAAGATATGTTGTAT